GCTAATTGTGGTTGTGTTTACGAAGCAGAGTATCAAGGTAGAGAGGTAAAATTGGGTAAACCAACAGCCGGTGATGTAAAGAAATTTAAGGTATATGTAAAAAACCCTAAGACTGGTAAAGTTATTAAAGTAAACTTCGGTCAGAAGGGTATGAAAATCAAAAAGAATAACCCTGGCAGGAGAGCAAACTTTAGAGCTAGACACAATTGTGATAATCCTGGTCCGAGAACAAAAGCAAGATATTGGTCTTGTAGAAAATGGTAAAATAAATTATGGCAGAACAATTCCAAGACGATAGAAGTTTCTTTGGGAGACTTAAAAAATTATTTTCAACGAATGCAATAGTAACTGTTGATAAAGATGGTAAACGTAGAGTTATAGATGTTGAAGATAGACAATCAAATACAAATTTTGTAAACCTAAGAGATAGGTACACAAAGTTACAACGTTCATACTTCGAAACCCATCAGGGTGCACAATCAATGGCATACCATCAAGTTCGTAGAGAACTTTTTAGAGATTATGATGCTATGGATATGGACCCAATTATAGGTTCAGCACTTGATATATATGCAGATGAAAGTACAACTAAAAACGAATATGGTGATGTACTTCAGATTAAATCCACAAATGAGAATGTAAGAGAAATGCTTCATAATTTATTCTATGATATTATGAACATAGAATTTAATTTGTGGCCTTGGATTAGAAATTTGGTAAAATATGGTGATGCATTTGTAGCATTAGAAATTCTTCCTGGTAAAGGTATTATTAATGTAGCACCTCACTCAACTTATAATGTAGAGAGATTAGAGGGTACTGACCCTAATAATCCTGATTACGTTAAATATAGGGTAGAGTTGGACAGATTTGGTAAAAAAGAATATGAGCAATATGAGATGGCCCATTTTCGTATGTTATCAGATACTAATTTTCTTCCATATGGTAAATCAATGGTTGAAGGAGCAAGAAGAATTTGGAAACAATTATCTCTAATGGAGGATGCGATGTTAATCCATCGTATTATGAGAGCACCTGAAAAAAGAGTATTCAAAATAGATATAGGTAATATTCCACCGCAAGAAGTGGATAACTATATGCAGAAGATTATCAATAAAATGAAGAAAACCCCATTTGTTGATAAAAATACAGGAGATTATAATTTAAAATACAATATACAAAATCTTACTGAAGATTTCTTCCTTCCTGTACGTGGTAGTGATAGTGGTACAACTATTGATAATTTGCAAGGATTAGATTATGCAGCAATCGAAGATGTTGATTATCTTAAAAATAAATTATTTGCAGCTTTGAGAGTACCAAAAGCTTACTTATCTTATGATGAAAATGTAAATGGTAAAGCAACATTAGCTGCAGAAGATGTACGTTTTGCAAGAACTATTGAAAGAATTCAACGAACAGTTGTAAGTGAATTAGCTAAAATGGCAGTTGTTCATTTGGCAGCAAATGGTATTGAAGATTCTGAAATGACGAATTTTGAATTAAATTTAACAAATGCTTCTACAATATATGAGCAAGAAAAGGTTAATTTGTGGACTGAAAAAGTTAGATTGGCAAGTGATGTTAAAGCATTAAATATGTTATCATCTGATTGGACTTATAATAATGTATTTTCATTATCACAAGATGAAATTGATATTGAAAGAGCTAAAGTGATATTAGACCTTAAAGACCGCTTTAGACAGACATCAATCGAACAACAAGGACAGGACCCAGCAAATCCACCACAACAGCAAAATGTTGAGGAAGAAATAAGTAAATTAAAAACTGAAATAGAACTTAATAGAGGAGTTGGTAGACCTAAAGAGGGAAATACCTATGGTAAAGATAAACATCCATATGGTAGAGACCCATTGGGATATGATGATTATCATAAAGAAAGAAAAAGAGAAGATAGAGGATTAAATACAAACGCTAAAAAACTAGCACGTGAATATATAAATGGAATTTCATCAAAAAAGAAGTTTTTGAACGAAAAATCAGGTATGCTTGATGAAAAAAACCTATTAGATGAAACTAAAATTTAATAAAGAAAAATTTGTTTATATTTATATGTGTTAATTTATAGGGTAGAATAAATATAGGGTAAGTAAATGAAAAAAATTAAACACTCAAAGTTTAAGAATACTGGAGTGTTATTTGAGCTTTTAGTAAGGCAGATAACGCTTGAAATTCTTAATGGAGATAAGTCTGAAAACGCAAAGAAAATAGTGGCTGAATTCTTTGCTCCTAATACGGAGTTGAACAAAGAATTACGTCTATATGATATACTTCTTAAAGAAAAATATAATTCAGAAACAAAAGCTGATAAATTAGTAGAAACTGTGTGTGATGCACATAGTAAACTTAATATATCCAATCTTTCAAAAGAAAAATATAATCTTATTAAAGAAATTTCAGCAAAATTTGAAATTGAACAATTCCTTAGTTCCCCTATTTCTAACTATAAAGTATTAGCATCTATATATAAAGTATTCGAATCTAAAAGAGCAGAAGGATATGATATCAAAGATATCTTTAATTCTAAAATTACCCTAATTGAAAACATCACTTCTAAACCAGCTCAACAAACTCAACCAACCGAAGATAAAAAATTGATTGAATCCTATAAACAACAAGATAAAGACCTTAGATTACTTACATATAAGATTCTAGTAGAAACTTTCAACAAAAAATACACTAATTTAGACAATTCACAAAAAAATTTGTTGAAAGAATATATCAATAATATTACTAATACCACTAAATTTACAGATTATGTTGGAAAAGAATTACCAAATATAATTTCTGAATTAGAGGGTATTAAAGTAAAATTAGAAGATAAAGTTACACAAATCAAACTTTCAGAAACCATATCCATTTTAGATAAAATGAAAATTGGAAAAACTGTATCTGATTCTCAAGTTTCATCAATAATGCTTTCTTATGAGCTTATTAAAGAACTAAAATCCAAAATAAAATAATGGAAGCTAGATTAAAAGAGGCCATTCGTAAGTATATCAGAGAAAAATATATCCAAAAAACTTTGGAAGAAATGACAGTAACAGGAGATATTGCAGGTTACGATACACCTGCTGCATTTACAAAGCCTGGCTCTGAGAAAAAGAAAAATAAAAGATTGGCTAGTGTTACAGGTGGTACGATTGTTAAAGAAGGTGAAAAAGATTATGCATTAGGTGATGTACCTGCTAGTAGAAAAGAAGGACTTCCTCTAAAACCAACCGCAGCTAAAAAAATTGATAATGAAAAAGTAGCGGATATTAGTGGAATGATTGTAGCTGAAAATCGTTGGTTAGAATTAAAAAGAGAAATGTCCTCACCAAAAGCAAAAGTTGGTAGGGGTGTTTCTAATATACATAAACAACTTTCTGAAATAGAGAAGTTTGTAAATTGGTACTCTAAAATTAAGACTGAAAACGGACTTAAAAAAGAAGATTACTGGAAAAGAACAAATGCAGCCCTATACAAAATCAGAGAAAGGTTAATGGGAATTACGGAAAAAATGAGAAAATTGTAATATGCCAGCAGTATCTAAAGCACAACAAAGATTTATGGGTATGGTACATGCCACTCAAAAAGGTGATATTGATGCACCATCTGCTGAAGTACAAAAAGCAGCAGATTCAATGACAAAAAAAGATGCTAAAGATTTTGCATCTACAAAACATAAAGGATTACCAATGAAAAAAGAAACTATAACAAAAGATAGACTTAAAGAATTAGTAAAAGAAGTAATGATTGAGGAAGAAGAATATCAACAATTTTTCAAAAAGGCTTTAGAAAAATCTGGAAAATCAATATCTCAAATGAGTGATGAAGAAAAAAAATCATTCTTTAATAAAATAGAATCTTCTTGGAATAGTAGAGGAGAAAAATCCGAAGGTAATGCATTTGGCGCAGCTGTATCTGATGCTAAAGAAAAAGGTGAAGATGAATTTGAAGTGGATGGGGAAACTTACAAAGTAAAAGAAGATATTTCTGCAGAATTACCAAAAGCAACTATTCCATCTGTAGTTAAACAAAGATTGGGAATTGCTATTGATAAAATTAAAGATGCTAAATTAAATAATATACAAAAACTTCAATTAGTTGCAAAAGTCGTTGATGCTATTGGTGTAGATAAATCTCAATTAGGTACTATGGTTTCTAAGATTAGAAGCAAAATGGAATCGTTAAATAAAATTAAAAAATAATATGAAGTCTCTTTTAATAGAAACACACTTATTTGAAGGTAAGGTAAAAGAAGATGAAGTTGGTAGAACGATTGTCAAAGGTGTTCTACAAAGAGCTGGTGCGGAAAACCAAAATGGAAGGGTATATCCAAAACCAATTTTAGAAAGAGAAGCTAAGAAATATCATTCAACTTTTATAAAGGAGCGTAGAGCATTGGGTGAATTAGACCATCCCGATTCTACAGTTATCAACCTCAAAAATGTATCTCATAATATAAAAGAAATTTGGTGGGATGGTGATGACCTATGTGGTACTGTAGAAATTTTAGGAACTCCTTCTGGTAATATTCTTAAAGAATTATTAAAAGCAGGTATCTTATTAGGTATTTCATCAAGAGGTATGGGTTCTACAAAACCACTTAACGGAAATAGAGTTGAAGTACAAGAAGATTTTGAATTAATTGGTTGGGATTTTGTTTCAAATCCATCTACACATGGTGCATTTATGGTCCCAATGAATGAATCCGTAAATCCACTAAAACAAATTGGTACTGATGTATGTGGTGAATACTGCAAGGCACAGGATTTAATGAGAGAAATTATAACTGAAATAGCATAATATGAATAAAAATTTTGATTTATACACATACGTTCACAACAATAGATTTAAACTAAAAGTTGAAGAACCAAAGCATGTAACTAAAGTAGCTAAGGGATATAATGATATTCGTAAGACTGCAATTAATGAAATAAAGATTAAAGACGGTAAGTTTTCTATTAAAGAGAACTTAGAACAAGCTGATAGAAAACTTTCTTTAGAAGTTAAAAAGCACTTCTTAGAAATCATTTCAACTTATAATACTTTCCAAGACCAAATGAAGCGTAATTCAGATATGACTGAAGTTGCGGAAACATTGGGTGCAATCGTTGAGGCTGCAAAAGAATTATCATTGAGAGAGGCTAACGATTGGTTTGATGCTCAAACAGTGAAAAGAAATATGTTGGAATTGCAAAAATTGGGGCAACAATTTGATAAGTTCTCAGTAGAAGCAAAAGCAATGGATGAAAGATTACACGCTTTATATGAAGATATGGGTCACATCTTAAATCGTTACTATGAAATCTCTGATATCCCAACCGATGTAATGAGAGAAAGACTTGCAATGAAAAAGAAATAAGATATGATTCGTTTAACTGATTTAGCTGGAAAGGGTTCTTTTACTATGGGTGGTAAGAAATTTGAATATGGTAAAGTATATTCTAATCCATACGCAAGTGCATTTAAACCTGTAAATGAAGCTGAAGGTGAAGACCACGAAGTTTCTATGGGACAAAATCAGTTAGATACTATTATTAAAATGGCAACTGAATTAAAAGCTAAAATGGGTAAGGATGAAAAACAAATCCCAGCTTGGATTCAAGACCATATTTCTAAAGCAGAAAACTATATTTCTCAAGCATCTGGAAATTATCATGAATATGGTGATTCAAACGAAGGTATTAATGAGGATATGGATGCACAATTAATGAAAGATTTGCAAAGAAGTATTAAGAGTTTGCAAAACATGCTAACAAAATCTAAAAATCCTAAAGAAAAAGAAAACCTTAAAGCTAATATAGATGCTACTTTATCAACTATGAATTGGTATAAAAAAATAAAAAAAATAAATGAAGAACCTGCAAAAACAACAGGTGAAAAAATACAAAGATATAACGATAGAGTAAAAAAACTTAGAGATAAAATTTCATCTACAAAAAATCCAGAACAAAAAATGAAGTTTCAAACTACTCTAAAAGGAATACTACAAAGACTATCTGATATAAAGAAAGATTACGGAAT